TGCTGTGCATTTGTCGAAGTTTAGCAATCCAGAAGGTAATCATATTGGCATACGTGAGCTTAGACAGCTTACAGACCAGTACGCATTGCCAGGAGACACCCTGAAATTTGCCAATGCGAAAATGAAGCTAGATGCTATGCCGCTTGGTGCCACACACATTGAGGACTTTTACAATGATCAAAAGCTTGCTAATAATCTCGTGGATTACTACCTTCTTCAAGCCGGAGACCTCGAGGGGCAACTTTCTGTTGTCAACTATCGTGGTATCACGCAAGGAACGAAGAAAGCAACGAAAACGCGCGTCTTAAATACGCCTCCCACAGAAGCCCAACTGGTGTATAACCCATTCACCAAGCGGTACGATGACGTCCGGATGTATCAGCCGTCTGTAGAGACGTATAATGGTGCAATCCGACGTTTGCAAGAGAGTTCTCTCAAGCAGGCTGACAAGGAGTTTATCCTTGGGGTGGCTGATAAGCTTGGGCAAAAGATGAGTATGAATCAAATTACTACTGTGGTGGAAAACCTACGTGTAATCTTCACTCGTCAACGTGCAGGAGGCGAGCCTTGGGCAAACTTTAAAGCCGTTGTCCAAGCACAGCTCAAATTCGATATACAAAACGTCTCGGACGCTATTGAAACAACGCTTAGAAAAGATGTTAACGTACTTAAAAAGCTTAACAATGAGGCTTACATTGACCCTGTGCTGGGTGCTACTCAGCTCCAAGAAATCCACGACACATTCATCCCGAATATCCTGGCTAAGAATGATTGGGAAGACCGTGTGGCTCCTAAGATTGCAAGTGAACTACGGGATATCTTTGATTACAAAATTCCCGTGGTACTGAGATCACGGTTGTCAGATCGTGACTTACAAGCATTCTATCTTCGCTTTGCCAATAGACTGGCTTTAGACGATGGGCCAGATCGTGACCAGTTTGCGATTGCCCTTGGGCGTGACCTTTATAACTCTGCCAATATCAACGGTAATCGTACTAAATGGTATGAAGTCGGCATGGAGCTACTTAACTCCGAGCACATTTCAAAGATGTTTGAAATCGACACATACGGTGTGCAAAAACGTCGTATGAAGAGTCGTATGAGCGGTAGCTACTTTGGACCTTATTACGACACTCAATCCTTTAATATTCGTGTGACTGACCAGCGTGTATTAGATTACAGTATCTTGACACGTAAGGTGGAGCTAGGACTTCGTGTGGCCAACCTGGGTGATAAGCCTCGTTTGATCTTTAGAGAGGGTTTCAAGACTTACTTTATAGATCGTGGTAGCCTAGGTCTGGAAGATACACGCATCCCTGTGACATCCACATCCAGTTTCGGAGACTTTCCTGAAGAGTTCATGGACAAGAACATGGTAGATGCACTGAACTGGGCGTCTAAGAGTCGTTATCGTATCGATGAGGATTTCTATGACTTTACCCAAAAACTGCTCTACTTCCGTGATGACAAAGGTAAGGCGGATTTATACGACAGCTTAAACGAGTACAAGCACTACATCTCTTCTCGTGGAGATGCCTATGAACGCTTCAAGTCGATGCAATGGCTTCGCTCAAAGAATGCTGCGTTTTCCAACATGGCGTTCATCGATCACCGTGCGCGTATTTATGACAGGGGCTTGATTAGCCCTCAAAGTGGTGAATCATTTCGTCCGTTTCTAAATACGGAAGAGAGTAAAACACTTGGTGTAGCCGGATATAAGAACTTCAGAGATCAAATAGGTGCGTTCCTAGGTGGCCTAGAAGACTTCTTTGAGCAGGGTAACAACTCACTGACCGTAACAGGTCGGCAAGCTGTAGCAACGCTGTGGCAGAAAGATCTGATTGAGATTGGCAACCTGATGCTAGATGCGCGTCCTAATGCCATCCGAAAGATCTTGGAACACCCTGTGGTGCAACGTATTGAAGGCGAGGAGCTAGGTAAGTTCTTTCGCTTTGCAATCGAAGCAGCTAAGATAGATCGTTATATGGAAGGTGACTACTCTGATCTGTCACGACTGGAAAAGTATAAGACAGCTTTAGCGTTAGAACAAGATGCCTCATCCTCTGGTGCTCAGATTATCGCCATGACCACTAAAAATAAGCAATTAGCTGAAATGTCTAATGTGGTGCCTACACAGCAAAAACGTCGTCTGTATGATGAGATCGCTAACTCTACGTTTAATGACCCTCGTTTCAGAGCGTTGAACGAGAGACTGGGCTTGTCAGAAAAGGACTTGCGTAAAGCTGCCAAGGCTCAGAACATGGTAATTTTCTACGGTGCTGGTGAGCGTACTGGTATTCTCAACGTAGAGGGTAAGCTAGGTAAAGTCTTGGAAAAGCAAGGTAATACATTGGTGGTAAAGGCTTCTGACCGTGACAAAGTCTTGGAAGAGATCTCAGCACGTGCAGCACGTTACCAACGCTATGACCCTGAAATGATGCAGCAACTGAAAGACTTACGTCAAGAAGTACGAGACATCTTTAACAAGGGTGAGCCTATTGGTGACGAGATTATGTCTCAACTGTATTTCCTAGACGCTGACACAAAGGCTGTTCTGGAGAAGATGAGTCATAGCTACAACAAGGTTGTCACCCCAGATGACTTCAGACAGATCGCCAAGATCATGAGTGAGTACTTGGAAGAGCAAGTGCCTATTCTTAAGAACTTCACAAAGTTTTTTGGTAGACTCGCTGAGGACTTTTTAGGTTCTGCTAAGCCTAGTGACAGTGCTTTAGACTTTGAAGAGATCCTGAAGGAAAAGATATTCGGCTCTAAGACAAAGGGGTACACACTTCCTCCGTCTGCGAGTCATTTGCTCGGATTGAAGGCAGGTGAACCTCTGAGTGAGAAATTACTCAAGCGATTACCTGGATGGCTACCCGGTGGCAATCTTTCTTCGATGCTCCTTGGTGTTGCTGAACCTAAAGATCGTGCAATGGGTTTCAAGGTCAAGGTATTACCTGGTGTGTCTATCACCGTGTTTGCACCAAAGAAACTACCTAAGAGTTGGACAAACGTTCCTTGGGTAAACTTTGACGGCAAGGTGATTGAGCAAAACTTCACACAAACCTTTGAAGAGCCTCTACGTTACAAGGATGCTGACGGTAATTGGGTTACTAATATTATCCAAGTGCCTCAGAAAACCTCTGCGACGTGGTGGGAAGAGCTGATGAACGAATCTGGCAAAATCAATGATATTGCTGATGCGTCTAAAGCGCGTACTGCTTTTGCTGTAAACGGGAATCACTCCAATGATGCGACAATTGTCAAGCGTTACCACTTATGGGGGCGTGAGAATAATATTGCCACATCTACGATCCATGATGCGTTCTTTGCAAACACCGCTGACATGCTGAAGAGTCGTTCTGCGTTGCGCAAGGTGTACGCTGAAAGTCTCAAAAACAATGTAATTCTAAACACATTAAATGAGATGCTAGATCGTGGCTTACCTCGTGAGATTTACGAAAAGTACTTGAACGAAGCAATCGATACAGGGCTGATACCAGTACCTGGTCGATCTGTTGTGGGTGGTAAGGTTATTACCGTTGAAGATATTCTGACTGAAAAGGACATTCTCAAGGAAGTACCTGAGCACTTTGACAACGATAATTACTGGTATGGGGTAGGTTGACAACCTATCTCACACTAGTGTTAACCTTCATGGTTAAATAAAAGAAGATTCTCTTCGTGCATCCTAAGGATTCACCAGGAATAATCCTAGAGAAATTATTTATTATAATAATTTTTCTTAAAGTCTGAGAACTTCCGACCGGAAATTTTGAGCTTATATACTGTGTATGTAAGATAAATTAATAAGCTGTGCTTAAAAGGATACATATTATGTCTGCAAATGGGACAACACCCCCTAATGATGATGGGTCTACAATACCTAGTGGTGTCACTCCTGATGGTGTGAGCCAACCTGCTGCCGGTACTCCCGACGTTGATGCTATCGTAGCTGAACGCGTCAAAGAGACCAAGGGTGCGCTTGACCGTGCCTATAAACAGCGTGACGAGGCGTTAGCTAAGGCTGCCGCATTCGAAGCTAAAGAACGTGAGCGTGAACTTGCCAGACTTCAAGAAGAAGGAAAGCACCGTGAAGCATTCGAAATGCAACTCGCTGAAGTAAAAGCACAGAAAGAAGACGCTGAGCGCAAGTTGGTACAGCTAACACGGGATAATGAAGTAAGACGCGCATTGACCTCATTCGACTTCAAGAATGAGCGTGCAGCTGAAATTGCGTTTAAAGAGATTATTGCAGGTCTCACTCAGGATGCCAATGGCAATTGGGTAGGCTCAGGCGGGGTTGCAGTCAAGGCTTCTGTCGAATCATTCGTAAAGGATGAATCTAACAGCTTCTTGCTAAAACCTAAAGCAAACAGTGGTGGTGGCAGTACTCCTGCAGATCATACAACTCCATCGACTTCGAAAGAAACATCTGTGTTTAAGATGTCTCAAGAAGAAGTCATTCGTCGTGCTCGTGAGGGTACACTAAGAAAATAATTAAGGGAACTTAAATGGCTGTTATTACTAACCTTCAGGGTGCTGATAATTTTGTATTACAAGAAGCGATCAGTGCGTATACTGATGAAGCTTACACAAATGCCAAGAAATTGACTGGTACTGGTATCGTAGGTACTAATGCTCAGATCGATACAAATACCGAAACATACATCGGTCAAATTCGCTGGGAAAAGCCTTTGCATGCAAATATTAACATTGCATCTTTGACAGACCCTACAAGCGGTACGCCTACTACCACTGCTATGGACTACTTGAAATATATCAAGACAGTTCGTACACACGGTGCTCATAAAGTTAACGTTCAAGAAATCATCACTCAACGTGACGGTTTGGCTAAGATCGGTCGTGACTTTGGCGAAACACGCGGTCAAGACGAACATAACTCTATCCTTGCTATTTTGAAAGGCGTTGCATTGTCTGAAGTATTGCTAGGTGCTGGTTCAGCTTCTGGTCATGCAGGTTTGGGTGGTCAAACTTTCGACAACGATCCTACAGATAACAAGTATGGTTTCTACGTCGACCTCGGTGCTGATACAGTTATCACTGCTGCTGCAATTGCAAACCAAGGTGCGAATCGTGCTACCGGCTTCCTGAATGCTGTTGGCGCTGCTTACAAAGACTACGAGCCTGAGTATTTCTACTTAGTTGTGTCTCCTGAAGTGATGGCTTCATTGCGTTCTGCAAACTTGATGGACGAAGTAGTTGTTACAGAAGGTAACATGAACTTCTCTACAATCTTCAGTGGCAAATTCCGCTTGATTCAGACACGTGCTCAACAAGGCTTCACTACTGCGCAAATGACTAAGTTAGCTACAGGTGCTGGTGTTGATATCGTTGGTTCTAAGGTGTCCTTCATTTGCACCCCTGCTGCA